AACCGGGTTGGAAAATTCTCGTGAAGCTGATGGCCGAGGCCTGCCGCACCGCGACGCAGGAAGTCATCAAGTTGAAGCCAACACAGGAACGTTACAGCGAGGTGCTCACGGGTCTTCAGACCACGGCACACGCTATGAACAAGTTTTCAGCCGAGGTACTTGACTCGGTGAAGTTGCACCAACGCAACGCCGTACTAGAAGCACAGCAGCGCGAAAGTCCAACGGCTGTTTTCGAACCGCCCGCGCGTTTTCGCATGCCAATCGAATCTCCTGCAAAGGAACCGAAACAGAATTAATAAGGATGCCACATGTCAATAACTCTTGAACAAGTTCTGAAGATGGACTTGAAGTCTATCTTACTAGCTATCAAAAATCCAGAGACATCTGCTGATATGCAGAAGTTGATGGGAACGCGCGGAAGCGGCGTCGCAACGCGCATTAGCGCGCTGATGCTAGAAGCAAAACAGAAGGAAGAGGAGTTAGACGCGCAGTTAGATCGCGTCGTCCCCCCTTCGACAGAGGAACTTGCAGCACAGGCGACCGAGATGGCCGCCGTGCCAGCGCAAGTCGATGCTGTTGTGCCAACACAAGTAGTTCCTGTTGCTAAGTCCTACGAAGAGGAAGACGCAGAGTGGAAGGGCGCAGGCGTTACCATTACCCGCGACGCGAGCGGCAAGGCCACGCGCTACGTTGAAGAGTATCAGGTTCGCGACGAAGACGGAACACCCATCGGACGCCCGACTCACTTGGAGGCACGCACGCTCCCAGAGTTGGCGATCAAGAAGCGCGACGCGCACGAGAACGCGACCCGCGCATTTCACCGTCTAAAGAAGCAGAAGTTGACCTTCAAAGAGAAGACTCTCTTGACGCCAGAGGAGATCGCGGAAGCAGCGCGCATCGCTCTAGAATCGAAGGACACGGCTAAGGTCACCGATGTTATTCACGAGGTGATCGAGACCTCGTATAAGGAACGTGAAGATAAACTTCGCGCCAAGATACAACAAGAAAACGGGCGCGCGATCTCCAACGAATTCATGCGCCGTCACTTGCACGACTATGTTCCGTGCACAGCTAACTCGGTAGCTATCGACGAGTACTTCCGAGACCACAACCTAGAATTTACTCTGGACAACCTTGAGGCCGCATTCCAAGACCTTAAGGAACAGGGAAACAAACTTGCCAAGGTAGAACCTTCGGCAACCGTACCCGCTGTTGTAGCCGCTAATCCGGTTGCACCAGCCGCTGTAGCAACGCCCGTGACCCCGGCAATCCCGGTAGTAGCGGAAACGGCAGCAACAGTGCCAGCACTAGAAACACAAGCCCCTCCACAGGCAGTAGTCACTCCTGTGGTTGAAGCAACGGCTCCGACGTCTGCCGCCGCGCACAATGCGCAACCAGCGGCCCGTCGTCCGGGAGTAGGTGGGAGCATAGCACCGGGTTCATTAAGCGCACAACGCCCGGGGCTACCAGACCCAGCACTCGCGAGAAAGGAATTTTTGAAGACAGTTCGAGACATGGACCCGAAGGTAATGAAGGCAAAGCTGAAGAACGACCCTCAGTTCGTTAAGCAGCTTGCGTCTTACGGCATCCCTGTCAAGTAACAATCTTCCCGGCGTTCGCGCCGAGACCCAGACTATGGCAACACCATGAGCGGTCCGAACCCTTCGGGGTCAAACGTATCAAACGTCCTAACGGCACAGGCAATCATTTTCGATAAGGAATTGATTCCGAACCTTAAGGGCAACACCAACGCATTCGTTGGAGCAGCAGAACGACGTGTACAAGGTCTTCACATGGGCGTAAACCGTACGTTTTTCCAGTACAACACGCTCACGGGCGACATTGTACAGAGTGCTGACGGCACCGTGGGAAACCCGGAAGTCATCACTCAGTTGTCTTCACCCGCCCAGATTGGTGAGTGGAACAACTACGCCAACTTCAGTTCGTTTGCAATCGCAGCCGCAATCGATGAGTTGGTGGGCAACAGCGCAGTGGAACTCGGCTACCAAGCTGGGCAGTCCATCAGCGAGTTGTACAGCGCAGTTGCTGACAGCGCATCTGGCGTAGACTCACAGGTCAACCAGAACACGTTGCTAGCATCTCCGTACACGCTGGACCTAGGCACAATCCGTGAATTGAAGCAGCAGCTTGTTTCAAAGAACGTATTGCCTTGCAAGCGTGGCATGTTCTTGGGCGCAGTCAGCCCGAACGTGTTGGGCGACATCTACAACGCAACGACTGTGAACAACAGCATCGTTGACTTGTGGAAGTACGAGAACATGGAGAAGTTCGACGCAATGGCGGGCAGCGACCAGAATAAGGTCATCGTCCTACCGGGCACGAACATAGGCTTCATGCAGACCCCGTTCGTAACCACGACGGCCAACTACCTCGGCACGGGTAAGATCGGATACCGCACCTACGTATTCGGTAACTACGCGATGATCGGTGTATGGTTGCAGGTTCCGGGCGACACTGATTTGGATGAGGGCGATTGGAAGACGATTGACTGCCGCGTTGTGACTGACGCTCCGGCATCTTCTTTTGACCCGGTCTCAACAATCGGTGGATGGTGTTCCTCAACATCTCTTAAGCTAGCAGCTTAAGAGCGGGGTCACTCAGTAACGTAGTACGAGTGAGAATTCTCTCTGATTGACTTGAACCCTGAGACGGGAACAAGGCGGAAGCCGAAAGGCACCGTGAACGACTAAGCGAGAGAACGCCGAAAGGCGATGCGATAGTCTGCTCTCATGGGAATCAAACCATGAGTGGTTGGCAGAAATGACCAACCCATTACTGAAAAGTAATGTAACACATAGGACAAATTCCATCAAACAGTGACGTTGCCACCTGCTACTGGCGTGAATACCCAGCGTATTCGCTTCATTGATTCAGTTCCGGCAATTCAGTAAAATTTCCTCTTGACACAGGTTGCAACTTGTGTTAAGATGCAGATTAGGGGAGTACGCACGAACGTGCTCCCTTAATCAACTCTTTTCGTGGAGAGAAAAATGAAAAGAATTAATCCAGAGGCACCGCTCACGTCGAGCGAGAAAAACAAAAGATTCTATGATAGCCACCGTGAAGATGAACTGACTCGTAATAGAGAGTATTACGGACCTTACTATCGCAAAAATAAAGACAGAATACTTGCGGTTCATCGGTCACGACGACATGGTCTCACGCAAGAGCAGTACGATGCCAAGAAGGCGAAACAAGATAATCGTTGCGCCGTCTGTCATAAAGAGTTTGAAGGGACACCGCACATAGACCACAACCACGCGTGCTGTCCGCCACTGAGAAGTTGTGATAAGTGCCGCCGTGGTCTTCTATGTGAAGATTGCAATCTCGGTCTCGGTAGATTCAAAGACTCCATAATCATCCTCACCAACGCAATCGAATACTTAAAGGGGTACCAACAATGATTCATCAACCAGATCAGCCGTTCATCAAGGGTATCGACGCAGAGCCGTACAATGAGCACCACGATGTGAACGCTACGCAAGAGAGCATTCAAAAGATGCTTGCGGGTGGTACGCCCAAGTGGGTTTCGCACCCAGAAGAGTATAAAGAGTTTGCGAGAGAGTCATTCGCCGCCGAGAAAGAAATCTCGAATAAGATGGCGACGCAGTACAAGTGGGACGATCAGGAGCAGTTGACCAACGAGGTCGCGCGCAAGATCAATCCGATCTCCACTATCGATTTTATGGCGAAGTTGAAAGAAGGCGGAATCAAGGCAATTGTGATGGACAACGGTTTGAGAGGCACCCTCGGTTTGTGGGCGACCCCGCCGTACCGCCACGATAAACTCCGTTACGTCTGTTTCATTCAAGTTCCGGCGATGTACGAGTGGTCGGTGTTGAAGTTGGACGCCCACGGCATCCCGAACGGCGAGGCCTTCCGAGGCTGGCGCACGGTTGCAGTTCAGTTAGTTGAGAAAGAGATTATCACAGAAGAGCAGTGCCACAAAATCTTCGGCGTACCATCGCCGAACGTAATTTCCGCGAGATACTTCCGCAGTCTTTGGGAGAAGCGCAACGCTACGCGTTACGTTGACATCGAAGACCAAGAGGCTCTCGGACAATCGGACCCTGTCGCAAGCTATAACGCCAGCGTATAGGCCGCACAATCTGCCTGACCCCGGGCCAAAACAGGGCGGTTGAAGATTCACTTGCCAACCTTTCAAGGTGTAATATGTCAGATCAACAGACCCCGCCAAATGTGAACAGCATTTTGACGAAGGCATCAAAAGGCAATATCTCGGACGCAGATTTCTCCGCGCTGTTGAGCATCATGATGGCGAAGGAAGTTCGCGTCGCCGAGAAAGAAGCCGCGTTGGAAGTGGCCTTACAAGCCCGCGACAAGCAACGCCGCAGAGACAGCGAGAACTACACAATCGCGAAGATCGAGGCCCAGAAGAATTGCAAGCACATGAAGGGTGGTAGCACCCGTCAGCGCGCGCAAGCGAAGGACCCCGCAGTTTACTTTCACATCTTCACCGACCGCACTCAGGTCATTAAGTGCACCTTGTGCAGCGCGCGTTGGCTACCGGGAGACACAGACGAGTACTTGACCCGTAACGGAAGTAAGATTCCGAACTGGACCAACATCGGTTGGCGCAGAGCGTGGGAGATGGCAGAAGATTCTAGCAACAAGATGTCATCATCAGAACGCTTCGCCACAATGACAACGAGTCCTTTGCCGAAGTCTGTCGAAGGCTTGGAAATTCCTAACCTACAGATTTAATAATCCGTCGTAAGCAACGGACCCGAGGGGCGGCGAGGATTCCGCCCCACTTCTTTTCTCAGGGATAAGATGACCACCGTAGCAACCTCACAGACGTCCCAATCCACCACATATGGAATTTATAATCTTAGCGTCTCCGTATCTGCGCTAGAGGTATTTTCATGTCAGTAAATGCTGGTAACCCTAACAGCGCGAAGCCGACAACGGCAGAGATTGTAGGCGGCACTTATAACGCGGTACTGCCAGTGCTGCAAGACGGTCAGGCTGTATCGCTTCAAACTGACGTTAACGGAAAATTGCTTGTCGCTGTCGCTGGCAGCGGTGCTACAAGCAACGTAAATATCGCAGATATCAAC